GAATTACTTAAAAAACTTATAGAAGAAAAGGGGACCAAATCTGATTTAACCCATATACTAGCAATTGGTCTTTTAATTGAAACAACAGACTTTCTTAATATACCACCAGATCGTAAAAAAATGTTAAAAGAAAATATGGAATGGTGTAATAAACAATATGAAAAATATTTGGATATCCAAAAATAAATTACTACATACAAGTCAAAATAAAATAATATTATGAAATACGCAAAACAAGCACAAACAGCATTAGAAGGAATTGATCAAGCACTAGCTCAATTACTTAATTTAATTAAAAGAGGAGAAAATGATCAAGCAATAAAATTTATGACAGAAGGTCTTCTAAAAGAACGTTATGAAGAATTACAAAATATTATAACTATATCTCAAACAGGTAGTTTAGGAGCAAGAGGAACAGGAAATATAGGAAATATATAATATGTTATCAGCTGAAAAAATCCAAACAAATTGGGATCGTTATGTAAGTGTAATAGGAACATGTTTTTCAAAAGAAAGAACAGATATACTATTACCATTTTTAGATAAGTATAAAGAAAGAATGATGATGATGCCTGCCTCAAGTAAAAATTGGCATCATTCAGCATTTGCAGGTGGTTATACTGACCATGTTTTACGTGTGTATGATTGTGCAAATGAATTATATAAAACGTGGAAATCAATGGGGGGTGATGTATCTACATACTCTGTTGAAGAAATGCATTTTGCCGCTTTATTCCATGATTTAGGCAAGATGGGTCAACAAGAAGGTGAATATTATCAACCAAATGACTCACAATGGCATGTTGATAAATTAGGTATGGTTTATAAATTTAATACTGATATTCCTGCAATGAAAGTCCCAGAAAGATCATTATTTATACTTCAAGAAATTGGTTGTAAAGTTACTCAAAATGAATATATTACAATTAAAATTCATGATGGTTTATATGATGAGTCAAATAAATTCTATTTTATGTCTGGTCAAAAAGAAACTAGATTAAGAACACACTTACCTTTATTAATGCATCAAGCAGATCATATGGCTGCTCAAATCGAATTTGAATTATGGAATAACGCATCTAATAGCGTTCCTAAATCAAAACCAGCTAACGCAAGTAAGGGTGATAAAACATTAAGAGCAGCTAAAAAAATAAACACAGAAAACAATCCGAATCTATCAAGAGCAACAATTGATGTTATAGATTCATTTTTTAAAGATTAAATATGAATACACTTAATATAATATTAATTATTGCATTAGTACTTATTTTAATATTTGTTTTTTTTATAACTAAAAATTTATTAAATCAAATTGAAAAATCAGAAGACATAATAACAGAATATGAAAATTTTATTGTTAAACAGAGTGAGGCAATAGAAGCATGTAATACAAGATTAAAAGAAGTTGATAATAGAGGTATATTTAAAGCTGATGATGAAATAGGTTGGATGTTTAAAGAATTTCAAAAAATCCAAGAAGCCTTAAATGAATTTACACTAAGATAAAAATAAATGTCAAACAAAACCAAATATGCTCCTTTACCTCCTGTAGATACTACTGTAGATTTTGTTATAGGAGTAACTGATATTCCTAAACCTAAAAGAGGAAGAAAAAGAAATAAATCTAAAAAACAATATTTTACTCCTGATACTGATAGAGCTATAAAAGAATATTTAGCATCATCTAATCAAGAAGAAAGAGATCATATATTCTCTACAAGAATACATTATGCTTTTTATAAATTAGCAGAAAATCTTATACATACTTTTAAATTTTATTATACTGAAGTAGATGATTTAGAAGACTTAAAACATGAAGTTATTTGTTTTCTTTTAGAAAAATTAGATTACTTTAAACCTGAAAGAGGTTCTAAAGCTTTTAGTTATTTTTCTATTGTAGGTAAAAATTATCTTATTCTTTATAATAATAACAATTATAAAAAGAAAAAACAAAAAGTAGGACTCGAAGCAGCAGATGAAGATGATGGTGTTTTACGTTCTTTAGGAAGAGATGGACGTAAACAAGAAATAAAAGATTTTATAGATTACCTCACAGAATATATTGATAAACACATGTTTACAATGTTTAAAAAAGATAAAGATAGAAAAGTTTGTGATGCTATTAATATACTTTTTAAACGTAGAGAAAATTTGGAAATATTCAATAAAAAAGCACTTTACATTTATATTAGAGAAATAACTGATGTAGATACCCCTGTTATTACTAAAGTAACAAAAAAATTAAAATCAGTTTATAAAACATTATATATGGAGTTTGATGAAACAGGGTATGTAAAAATCTAAAAATTCCATATTTATAATAAAATGTATGGATTCATTAAATCAAATATTATTCGACGATAAATCTTTTGGAGATTTATTAAAAGAAATTCACGGCAACCAAAAGAAAAAAGCTAAACAATTAGCATCTTTAATTTCAGAATTAAAACCTTTAGTCCAATCTTTAGGTGATGCTACAGTTGTAGTTCCCTTAATTAAAGAATACATGGAAATTAGTGTTAAAAATGATGACCAACTAATTAAAATGGCAGCTATTGTACAACGTTTATCTACAAGTACTTCTTCTAATGGTGATAGTGGTTTATTAACTGAAGAAGAAATGAGTCAATTAATGGATGTTGCTGAAGAAATATCAAAAACAGTAGAAGAACCTAAAAAAATAGAAAACAAGCAAAATGATAACTAGATTAGAAGCAGTAAGGGTACAAGAAGTTATCTTAAATGATGAAACTAATCCAGATAGATATAAATCTTTAGGGGGCCCAGATGCTGTAGGAACTATATTATATACCAAATTTAGACAATCACTTCCTAAAGATAATTCAACTAATAAATTAAGTTTTGCAAAACCTTTATTTTCAAGTATAACACAATATCCTTTAGTTAATGAAATAGTTTATATATTAAGGGGTCCAAGTCCTTATTATTATGAGGGAGATAGAGATGAAATAGCTTATTATTTACCTGCTATAAAAATTCAAAATCATCCTTTACATAATGCTTTTCCTAAAGTTTTAAAAAGTGGTAAAGTAGCTTTATCTAATGAAGAAATAGAAGAAGGAGCATCTAATCCTAATAACCAAGAATCTACACTTACTTTAGGAGAATATTTTAAAGAATTAGAAAATATTAGACCTTTAAGACCCTATGAAGGAGATACTATTGTAGAAGGAAGATATGGTAATTCTATAAGATTAGGAGCTACTACTTTTAACCAATTAAGTGACTTTAATAGATGGAGTAATGAAGGTGAAATAGGAAATCCTATTACTATAATTAGAAATGGCCAAAAAGAAGATGAACAAAAAGAATCTTTTGAACATATATTAGAAGACATAGATGGTGATCATTCAAGTATATATTTATGTTCTAATCAACAAATAACTAATTTTACACCTTCTTCTTTATATCAATTATCTTTTGGTGCTAATTTAGAATTACAAGAAAAAATAGAACCAGAACCTAATAATGAACCTATAACTGAAGATGTAGAAGAAGATATACCATTAGCTACACCACCACCTCTTCCTCCAGAACCAGAAGAAATACCAGAAGAAGAAGTACAAGAAGACATAGCAGATTATGATATATCACCTACTGAAGAACAAGTAATATTCCCTGGAGAAGATTTAGGGGATTTACCTGAAAATTACTCTAATACAGAGGGAATAGATGTAGAAAGACCGATGGGACCTCCAGGACCTCCTCCTTTACACGCAGATGCAGAAGAAACTATAAATGTTACAGAACAACAACAACTTCAAAGTAGTGGTCAAACTAAAGTAGAAAATAATCCTTATGGTTTTTATTATCAAAGAATGGGACCTCGAGGTAAAGTTACAGTTAAAGATAAAAATATGAATACAGTATATGAAGGTAGTGTTTCTTCAGGAACTCCTGGTGAATTAATAAATGAAGCAAAATCAGGATTATCAATATATTAATTATGGCGTTTAAATTAAAATCATATATTTTAAGCAGTACTGCAACAAAAAAAGGTATAGATAATACTCCAGGTGTTGATGTAGAATCAGATTCTAAATTGACTTCTGAATATATTATAGGTAATTTAGAAAAATTACATAATAAATGTATAGCTCCTATAATGAGTCATTTTAATAATTTACCTGGTAGTAGTGGTAATTCTATAGGGGTAACATCTGTTTATAGATCTAAAGCATTAAATGCAGCAGTAAATGGAGTAGAAAATTCTCAACATATACAAGGAATGGCTTGTGATTTAATTTACACTGAAGGATCTACATCTGAAATATATAATTGGGCTATAGCAAATTTACCTACATTTAATCAAATTATATGGGAGTTTCCAGAAAAAGGAGATTTTAATAGTGGTAATTTAAATTCATCATGGATACACATAGCATATAATGAAGACGATAATAAAAAAACAAAATCACTAGCTTCAGATAGAGAAGATTTACATGAATATTTTAGAACTCAAAATACAGAAAGAAGGGGACAGTATACTCATGGATTAGAAAATGAAGCAGACCAAACAATAGTATAATTATGGCATACATTCCTGAATCCCCAGACACATACCAAGGAAATCAAGTAATATTAAATTCAGATAGATTACTATTTAATGCAAAATCAGATAGTATTTTACTGTTTTCAGATAAAGCTATAGGTTTTAGTACAAATGGTAGTTTCCATTTTGATACAAGTCCTAATGAAGAAAGTAAATTTATTATAAATTCTCCTCAAATTTATTTAGGCTTAGAATTTGATGATACTCTTCCAACCCAACCAGCAGTATTAGGAGATGAATTAGGAGAATTATTAGAAGGAGTATTAGATTTAATAGATGATGTAATAGATGATATATGTACAAAAGTAACATATGTAGTAACACCTCCGGGTGGATTAACTGGTATGAATCCAGCTAATTTTTCTACTTTTCAATCAAGAAAAATAGAAATAGAAAGTCTAAAACAAGATATACAAGATATAATGAGTATAAACACAAAATTAGTATAAAATGTCTTCAGAATCAGTAAGAAATTTATTAAATAACACGGTAACTCGAGTTATAACAACGTCTAAACAACAAATAAAGGAACAAGGTAAAAAACAAGTTTTAAAGCTTAAACAACAAATACCTTCTCCTGCTGATCTTATAAATGAGTTAAAAGCAGATGTTTCAGAAACAAATTGTACAGGTAAAGGAAAAGAAAAATTTGATAATAAACATCAAAAAATTATTGATAAAATAGATAAACTTCAAAACGCAGTAGGTAAGGCTTTAGATAAATTATCAGCAGTAGAAGAAAAACTAAAAAAAATAACAGACCCTTCAGGAGTATTAGCTAAAATAAATCAATTAGCATCAGTTTTACAACCTATTACAGCTGTATTAGGTACCACTATAATAATAGCCAAAATATTAATAAAAGTAGCAGGTCACATACCTCTCCCTCCTAATGGAGCAGGAGTACCTCCGGGACCTATTATTTTAGCTAAAGATTTAGCAGATATAGCTGGAGGAAAAATAGCAGAATATTCGGCTTTAGTATTAAGTTTAACAATTATAGTACAACTTTATACTAATAAAATAAATAAAATATTAAATATTATTACAACTGCTGTAACTAAATTAAAAGCTTTAAAAGATCAACTAGATAAATTAGTATTATTAGCTCAATTTGCAAAAATGAATCATGAAAGTAAATGTGATGATTTATTAAATGATAGCACAGGGGCAACAGGAACAGGAACAGGAACCGGAACTGGTGATGGAAGTGGTAGTGGTAGTGGTGATGGTGATGGATTAGGTGTAAATACCATAGATGGAAATAATATACATTCTTTAAATGATGGTTTAAGCCTTGAAGATTTAACATCTTTAATTGAAGATAAATATGCTAATACATTAGCTAACTTACGTGCTCAAGGAGATACTAGAGCATTAGAAAGAATCTCAGTTTTACAAAAAGAAACTAAAGAATGGGTACTTAAATACAATATTAGTTTTAAAATAGTTAATATTTAAAAAAAATTTATATTTATAACAAATAACAATTAACAACATGAAAGCAAAAACATTTGAAAATCTAATTAGAAAAGTAGTTAGAGAAGAAATCGATTATGCGTTACGTAGAGAAATTAAAACACTTAAAGAAGATTTACGTGATGAATTAAAACCAACTATTAC